GCGAAAGGTCTGTTAATTGTTTTGAATATACGGACGCTTTAGGCAAGAAACAAAAAGCATTAATTGGAACGTCTGGGCTTATTAATACAGGCTTTGTGTTTGGCGCTGAAACAGGCGCATTTCGCGCACAATATGTTTACGGTACAGCTCAATTTTTTGCTGTTGGGGCATCGTTATTCCGTATAAGCAATTCAACCGTGCTAAGCAAAATAGGGACTTTTAACACACCTGCAGGCTATGTAGGTGTTGATGGAAACTCTTTCCAGGTTATGTTTGTTGACGGCGTTAATGGGTACATATGGGACACACTAGCTAATACTTTTGCCATAATAACTGACGCAAGTTTTCCTACAGCGCCAATTGACGTCTGTACACTGGATGGTTTTTTTGTAGTTGCTAACGCGAATACACCGGACTTTTATCTATCAAGCTTCAATCAAGGCATGGTCTGGGGACCTTCAGCGAACAACTACACCACCAATTTTGCGGGAATTAACACACAGGTTACGGTTGGCGCAAGCACTCTAACAGGTGGTGCAGCGGGTACACAAAATTATAGAACCGGAATCCCTGTTGTGGTGGTATCCTCTGGTACGCTTTCGGCACCACTGGTTGCGGGCGTTACTTATTACACTATTTACACCAACGGCACTACAATTAAGCTTGCGACAACTTATGCAAACGCCATTGCCGGAATTGCTATCGCATTCACAGGGGACGGTACGGGGACACAAACCATAACGTCTTTAGGTCAACTGCAGAAAGGTTCTATAACGTCACATCCCGGAAACATTGTGGCTTGCAGAACGCTACATAGAAAGCTGTTTCTATTCAGTTCATTTTTCACTGAAGTTTGGGAAAATGCGGGTATCGGTACAAACCTACCTTTCAGACGTAATAATTCGCTATTGATGGAATATGGCACCGCATCAATTGGTAGTGTTTGCGCTAGCTTCGATCTATTGGTATTCCAGGGCTTAGACCGTGATGGTTTAGGCGCTGTCATGATGGTGCGCGGCACTGAAGCAATACCCATAAGCACAAGAGCATTAAATGTGGTACTAGGTCGCTATGCGGTGCTTGGACAACTTACAGACTGCAGCGGTTATTTAATCCGTGAAAACGGCTTAATTTTTTATCGAATGAATTTTACAGCCGCAAACCACACATGGGTTTACAACGTAACGCAAAGCGACCCGTCACAAGATGAAACAAAAAAATGGCATGAAGAAGAAGTCTTAAACGGCAATCGTCACCCTGCACAAACACATGCTTTTTTTAACGGTAAAAGCTATGTAGGAAGCTATTTAGGTCCCGTACTTTATCAAGTATCACCGGTCACTTATACGAACGATGGTGAAGTTATTCGACGCATGCGCATCACGCGTCCTATTGTTCCACCTGGTTATCAGCGCTTGCGCATCGACCGTTTACAAGTCGACATGCTGCAAGGCAATGCTGCAGAGCTCGATCCCGTTTCTGAGGAGCTCGATTTATTTACAGAAAACGATTTAAACCTGCTAACAGAAACAGGGATCAATATTGCGCTTGAGCAAAGCATAGTTATTTACGATCCTCAGCATTTATACCTATTTTTATCCATCTCAAAAGACGGCGGTCAAGTTTATGGATACAGAGAGCGTGCGCCGATGGGATTCATTGGACAACGAACATATAGAACGCTCTGGCGCAAACGCGGTACTACCGTGCGTGGCCAAGGCTTCGTTGGAAAGTTCGAATATTTTGGATCTGCACCTTTCGTTGTGCTGGGTGCGTCTTGGTGTGTTGAGCAACTACCGGAATAGTTATGGCTAATAACTTCGATGAGTTCCCATTGTATGACCCATTAATAAAAGCCGGGTCTAATAAAATGTCAGACATATGGGTCAATGCCATGGCTGATTTTTACATGAATTTAATAGCCTATATTACGCAGGGGGGCATAATACCGCCCTCGCTCACTACAGCACAAAGAGATAATTTACAAAAGGTACAAAACGGACAAACGATATATAATACAGATCTAGGGGCGAATCAGTACTTTAAAGCAGGTACATGGACGTCGTATTAACTAGATTAATTACATAAGGATATGTGGTTATGATGAGCGGCGCGGGTGGTTTAGCAAGCATGCTTGGCGGCATGGGTGGAAGTGGTGGCGGACACTCTGGAAGTGGTCTCGCAAGTTTATTTAGTGGGCTATTCGGAAATTCCGGTGGACCCTATAAAGATGCCATGAAGCAATACGAGAAATATGGACAGAAAGGCCAAGATGCCATAAACCCATTTGCTCAAGCCGGACAAGGCGCTATAGCGCCATTCCAGCAATGGTTGCAAAGCCAAAAGGATCCTTCCCAATTTATTAATCACTTGATGAGCCAGTATCAAGAGTCGCCCTTTGCGCAAAATCAGCAACAACAAGGCATCCGCGCATCCAATAACCTTGGTTCAGCAACCGGTCTAACCGGCTCAACGCCACTGCAAATGCAAGCCCAACAAAACGCACAAAACATTTCAAGCGCCGATCAAAACGGCTGGCTGCAAAACGTTTTAGGAATCAATAGCAATTACGGTAATGGCCAAATGCATATGATGGACCAAGGTCAAGGCGCTGCAAATCAATTGATGCAGCTATTCCAAAACATGGGCATGCAAATGGGCGAAGGTGCTTATGGCAAAAAAGCCGGGCAACAAAATGATATGAACAACACAATGGGCGGTTTATTCCAAATGCTCGGCGGCGGATTATTTAGTTAAGGGGATTTTCATGGCTTTACCATTACCTAAAGTTATACCAGACACCGAAGCGGGCGGCGGCATTGTTACGGCTATGAGCGGTATTAATGCGCTCAAAAAGAAACAACTAGAAAATAAATTTTTACCCTTAAGTAATGCTATCAAAGCACAAAATGCAATGTCTTACAGTGGCCGTCAAGGGAACGTAGGAATGTTTTTACGTGGTATATCACAAATGCCTGCAGCCGAAAGACAAGCCTATTTAGCGGATCCTACTAATCGCCAAAATTACATGAAAATGCTAGAAGACTTTAGGTCAGGCATTGGAAAAGAAGGCCAAGGCGGCGGTAACCTTTTAACACCTGAATACGTCAACTCTTTTGGGTTAGGAAGCCAAGGCGATAATGGCTCGAATGACAATGCTATGAATTTCAACCCTATTAAAAAGATAGGCGCAATTGTTAATGCGTTGACTGGAAATACACAGCAACCACAACAACAATCTCAACCAGGAAATTTACAACAACCAAGCGCACCTATGCCACAAAATAATAATGGCTTGAGCCAAGATGATATAAACGATACTCATATTCCGACAACCGAAGAAAGCAACGGTAATAATTTAACACCACCTGAACAACCTCCTATGCAACTTGACATGGAGTGGCCGCAACCTTTATCGCCAAAGGAAAGAGATACATTATCATCGCAGCTTTTAAGCAACAAAAACGCTGCTGGTAAGGTGCAATCTGCACGTGCTGAAGGTGCCGCGACGCTTGATAAATTCTTGTTAGATAATCGAGCTGAATTTTCAAAAGTAATCAATGACGCCATAAAATACCAAGGTTTATATGGACGCGGCGCGCGATGGCTTGATAAATTCAAAGAAAATCAGCCCGAAGAATACGCCAATTTTATGTCTGTAAAAACTTCATTGACAGAACATTTAGGTAACCAAATTAGATTCATGGAGCATATGGGCGCAACTGACGCTCAATCTAAAGCCGCCGAAGATATGTCTATCGGTTTAGATAAATTAGATCAAAGCCCTGAGACATCGAGAAAGGTTATCAACAAATCTTTGGGAACATTATTTAAATTATCTGACGCGGTTTATAATGTTGCCGAGCCAAGATACCCTGGCGTTTATAAAAAACTTCACGGCATTCCTACGTTGAAAGGCGATTATTTGCCTACTCCAAAAAAGCAAAGCGCTGAACCGGTTAATGAAAAAAATGTTGAAGGCCAAGCCGCAGGACCTGACATGGTGTGGTTAATAAATCCAAAAACTAAAATGAAAGAGCAAATTCATAAAGATTGGAAAGATGAATTGATCAACAAACAAGGCTACGAAGAGGTCGAATAACATGGCAAACGCACGCCCAGACTACACAAAGCCTAGACCTAAAGTTGATGAAGCTCAACCGGACTACACACGCCCAAGATACGCTCAAAACGACAATGAGAGTTTAGAGCAAACAAAAGAAAAATATCTAGGCGATATGCGCAAATCTTTTACCCCTGAAAAACAGCAAGAGAGAATAAAAGGACTCAAGCAGGGAATTATAAACGTCGGCAAAGGTTACGCTAATTTATTGCCTAACGTAAATTTAAAAAAAGACAAATCCGCAAATAGTCCTGAGGCTAAACAAGGTGAGGCCATTGCGGACATTGGATCGTTCTTTTTGCCTGGCGGTGTTTTTAAGCTTGGTAAATATTTGCCGGGCGTTAAAAGCGCGGTTAAAGGGTTGGAAGAATTGCCAAAGACTAATGCTTTATTAAAGATTGGCAAAGGAACCGGTGAAAATGCATTATCAAGTGCCGCGCTAGGCGAAAAAGAAAAACAAAAGGAAAACGCCAAATTCGGCGGTGAAGTTGGGCTAGGCATGAATACAGCGGCTCAAGTTTATGGTCTTAGAAACCCTATAGTTAATGCTTTGTTACGCGGAACAGCAGGGGCGGGACTCGGTTATGGGTCAAGTGAATTAACCGGTCAAGATCCTTACAAATCGGCTGGCGCAGGGTTCGCCGCTGGTGCTGGATTACCACAAATCGGAAAACTATTCGGAATCGGCGCAACTCAACCAGGGCTTGAAACCTTGAAGCATTTAAACCCAAATGAGATCATACCGAAGTTTGAAGCGTCACAAAGGCTTGGACGCATTGGAACGCCTGGCGAATTAAGCGGAAATCCTTTTGTAGCTGGGCAAGAAGGCCGCTTTAAAGCAACGGGTGAAGCCGCCGCATTAAATGCTCAATTGGGTAAACAAAAAGTAGGTCAAGAGCAAACCGCAATCAAAGATTTATTAAATACCATTGAGGATAGATCAACCCCTCAGGCGGCTGCAGCGTCGGCCAAAAAAGTGGCGGATCTTTATGATAAAGCTTACCACTGGAATTTATTACCTAATACGGTAAAATCATTAAAGAAAGATCCTGTTATTGCCAAAGCTTTTAAAGATGTTAAAAAAGATGTTGCCTATTCAAGAAAGTTACAAGGAATTCCAGAAAATAATTTTGCTTATTTAAATCAAGTTAAAATTGCGATTGATGATATGAAAGGTCGAGCTTTAACAGCGGGTGATAAAGGGCGCTATCTTGAATTTAAAGCTGCATCAAAAGATTTAACAAAACAAATGGATCAAATGGTGCCTATATATAAAACGGCAAGAATGGAAGCGCAAAAGGGCATTATTCGTGACAAGATGGAGAAAGCTCTTGAATCAAAAGAAATAAAAGGTTCTCATTTTTATAGTAAAATTCTTACTAATGAAACAAAATTTAATAGGCTTAAGCGAAGCCTTAAAAATGTTCCTGAAGCTCAAGATATGCTACAAGATATGCGAGATACATGGAAAGACTTAATCAATCTTGAAAGCACAAAAAGCGGATCACACACAGCTGAAAAAGGTTTAAGCCAAAGCCGAAGTATCCCGCATCAGCTTATGGATATGTACAACGAATTAACGGGTTCAAAGCGTAATGTAGAAGCCCTAAAATTCATTAACAGCCCTACATGGATAAAAGGCTTTGATGATATAGCGAAAATGAAAAACAAGGTTAAACGCGAGAATGCTTTAGCCGAAATGTTAGGAACTCTAACAACCGGTAAGATAGTCAATAAATCACAAGGAAGTGATAAAAATGGCAATAACACTAAGCCAAGGGTTTAATCCCATATGGTACATCGCAGACTTTAACGGCAAACCCTTAGCGGGCGGATATCTTGCGCCTTTTTCAAGTTTAAACCCTGAAGTTGTCAAGCCAATTTACGAAGATGTTGGTGGTAATTATCCCTGGCCTCAAGTGCCTATCCCACATACCCAAAACTTAACA